GTCTTGTGGTTGATCTTAAAAGCAAAACAGGATCAGGCACATATGCTTCTTGGGAAATAAATCTTGCTGGCGCAGTAGGTATTCAAGGCGCAACAGGAGCAACAGGTCCAACTGGTGCAACAGGAATTCAAGGATCAACAGGTCCAACTGGAGCAATCGGTGCAACTGGTCCTACTGGTTCAACTGGTTTAACTGGAGATACTGGTCCAACAGGACCGACCGGTGCTCAAGGAATTCAAGGAGTGCAAGGAATTCAAGGTGTGACCGGTCCTACTGGTCCGCAAGGAATTCAAGGCGTTACAGGTCCTCAAGGTATTCAAGGTGATATTGGTGCAACTGGACCAACTGGTCCTGAAGGAATTCAAGGATCAACGGGGCCAACAGGTCCTCAAGGAAACCAAGGTATTCAGGGAGTTACCGGACCAACCGGACCTCAAGGAATTGAAGGTGTAACAGGTCCGACCGGTCCGCAAGGTATTCAAGGAATTCAAGGTGTTACAGGTCCAACTGGAGCAGAAGGAATTCAAGGCCCAACAGGACCGCAGGGAGATCAAGGTATTCAAGGCGTTACCGGTCCTACAGGAGCTCAAGGAATTCAAGGAGTTACTGGTCCAACTGGTCCAACAGGTGCGACTGGAGAAGCTTCAACTGTTACTGGACCGACAGGTCCTACAGGAGCAGCATCAAACGTAACCGGACCAACTGGTTCAACCGGACCAACTGGACCTACCGGTGCTGCTTCGACAGTTACTGGACCAACCGGATCTACCGGCGCGACAGGACCTACAGGTTCTGCTGGTTCTGCAGCTGCAGTTACTTATTACTACATTGCAACGGCTGGGCAAACCACATTCAGCGGCACAGACGCCAACGGCGTCACACTTGCCTACACAGTTGGCGCAGAGCAAGTGTACCTTAATGGCGTACTACTTGTTCGTACTACGGATTACACCGCAACAAATGGCACATCAGTTGTACTCGCAACTGCTGCAACACTAAGCGATGTGTTAAATGTTGTGGCTTATGGGACTTTCCTTACTGCTAACACTTACACAATTGAACAGACAAACGCACTTCTTCAAAGTTCTACAATTTCAGACATAATGGATCAATACTAATGAAAGGTTGTAACTAATGGCAACTACTTCAAAAACGCTCTTTCGTGGAGCTGCAACAACAACAGTAGGCACAACACTTTACACGGTGCCGAGTGCAACAACTACTGTTGTAACATCGATTGTTGTTACAAATACTGCAGCTTCAGCTGGTACTTATACTTTGGCTTTAGGTGGCACTAACTTAGCAACTACAGTTACAGTTGGAGCAAGCGACTCAACGGTTATAGACTTGAAGCAGGTGCTTACCGCAACTCAAACAATTACTGGTGGCGCAAGTGCGACCACTATCAATTTCCACATTGGTGGAGTTGAGATCAACTAATGTCACCAACTTATAAGTTAAGCAACGCTGGTGGCTTTACAAGCAAACAGCGGTACACTTCAATGTTAGCAGGTAACCCAGCGCCAGCTTTTTTTGAGGTCCTTACAATTGCTGGTGGCGGCTCAGGTGGCGGCACAAGTTGTTGCGGCGTTTGGCCAGGCGGCGGCGGTGCGGGCGGTGTTTTGTACACAGCAAGCGCAGTTTTGCCTTATGGAACAACGCACAATGTTACTGTCGGCAGCGGTGGGGCTGCGCCGACTGGCGGAGGACACCCAAACGGCAATCAGGGTAACAATTCAGTTTTTAGTACTTTTACAGCAATCGGTGGCGGTTACGGTTCGGGTATTCAACAAGCTGGTGGTGCCGGCGGTTCTGGTGGTGGCGCTGGCGATTACACGAATTCTCAACTAGGTGGAGCTGCAACTGCAGGTCAAGGTTTTGCTGGTGGTAACGGTGGCGGTGGCGGTGGCGGTGGTGCAGGTGCAGTTGGTACTGCTGGCACAAGAACTGCTAATGGTGTTGCTGGTGGCGCTGGCACAAATACATACTCAACATGGCTTTCTGCAATAGGTTTGGGGGTTGGCGGTTTTATCGCTGGTGGTGGTGGCGGTGCCGCCTCATCGGGTGGAACTGCTGGTCCTGGCGGATCGGGCGGCGGTGGCAACAGTGGCACTTTCCAAGGGAATGGAAGTGCAGGAACTTCACTAACTGGTAGTGGCGGTGGAGCTGGCGGCCAATCACAAGCTGGAAACACTGTTGGTGGTGCTGGCGGTTCAGGGTTCGTTGTGATCAGGATACCTGGCACATACACAGCATCGACTACAACAGGATCGCCAACTCGCACAGTCTCAGGCGGTTACACGTATTATACTTGGACAGGAAACGGGAGCATAACAATCTAATGGCTCACTTTGCGAAACTAGACGAAAATAATATAGTACTTGAAGTCAATGTTGTGTTAAATGACGTTTTAGATCCTAATAACGAAGAAGCAAGTGGCATTCAATTTCTTACTGAATGGTCAGGTGGATACACTAATTGGAAACAAACTTCTTATAATGGAAACATTAGAAAAAACTTTGCAGCTATGGGTTCTACATATTTAGAAGAAGAAGATATTTTTATTGCGCCACAACCTTACAATTCTTGGAAACTTTCTAATGTTGATTATACTTGGAAAGCACCAAAGCCACAACCAGATGACGGTTGGGTTTATTTTTGGAATGAAGAGACTGTTGAATGGCAAAAGCAAAACTTTAAAGTCGGAGAGTTGCCAGCTGAAGGAGAAAACCAATGACAAGATCTCGTGATGTAGCTGATACCCAAGACAATCTGGGCGGGGCGGTTGCGCCGTTTGCAGCGGGGAAGAACAAGATCATCAACGGTGACTTTGGCGTGTGGCAACGCGGCATAAGTTTTACTACACAATCAGTATATGGTCCTGACAGATGGTTTTTAACTGGAGTTACTAGCAATATGACATTTGCTCAAGTAACATCATCTTTGCCAAGCGCCTTTCAATATGGAATTAAATTACAAAGAAATAGCGGTGCTACAAACACAGACATTTTTTCGATAGCACAACCTTTTGAAACTGCTACATCTATTCCATTGCAAGGCCAAACAGTTGCTTTGTCTTTTTGGGCTAAAGCAGGTGCAAACTTTTCAGCTTCAAGTGGATTTGGCTTAATTCGTTTGTATTCTGGAACTGGCACCAATCAATCCGCTTCAACACAATTTGGTGGTTGGACAGGTTACTCAGAGTGGCAAAACACAAATACATTTTCTCCAACTACAATTTGGACAAGATTTACCTGTACAGGAACTGTCCCATCTAATGCAACTCAAATTGGATTACGCATTGGCTGGTCTGCAACAGGAACTGCTGGAGCAGATGATAGTTTGCAAATTGCGGGCGTACAGCTTGAGGCAGGGAATTTAGCAACCCCATTCACCACCGCATCAGGCTCAATCGGCGGGGAGTTCGCATTGTGTCAGCGGTATTATGAAACAGGCACTGGATACCAAAGCGGGCGCAATGGTGCAGGAGTTGGAGACAACCACCCGTGGGTCTCACTTACAGGCACTTCATTTCAAGTAGCAAAAAGAGCTGCATCAACAATCACATTAGGTACGCCGACCAACTCTAACTGTTACACAAACTCTGGCAACACATTTAACATTACCGTTGCTGGTTTTGCACAGACACTTCTTTATTTAACAGGCGGTACAGTTGCTAATATGTCAATAACACAACCCTGGACTGCATCGGCGGAACTATAAATGGAATATGCAATGACATACACATACGAAGAAGTAGTTGACCTTGAAGGACAGATTAGATCTGATGTAATTAGGCGCATTGAAGATGATGCAATTATTCCTAAAGACCCAGCAAACGCTGATTACCAGGCTTACTTGAATCGTGACAACCCAGACTGGGGCAAGCCACTTCTGTGAACAAGGTCGGGGGACCAATGAAAATCGCAGTCTACACAATCGCACTTAATGAACAAGCCTTTGTCGAACGCTGGTACAAAAGTGCAAAAGAAGCTGACTATCTTCTTATAGCTGATACAGGATCGACGGATCTCACCGTCAAGTATGCCCAAAATCTAGGGATAAGCGTGATCCGGATCGGTCTTAAACCCTGGCGCTTTGATGATGCTAGAAACGCGGCTTTGGCGGCTCTTCCTTTAGACGTTGATTACTGCATAGCTTTAGATATGGACGAGGAGCTTCAACCTGGTTGGCGCCAGGAATTAGAAGTTTTAGGATCTGAGATTACACGACCAAGATACAAGTACATTTGGTCATGGAACCCCGACGGATCGCCTGGGTTAAGTTATGGCGGCGATAAGATCCATTCGCGATCCGGGTATCGCTGGAAGCACCCGGTCCACGAAGTCTTGACGTATCAGGGGGCTGAAATTCAAAGCTGGACAAAACTGGAAATTCATCATCACCCAGACGAGACTAAATCTCGAAGTCAATATTTTAAGTTACTTGCTCAATCTGTGATTGAAGATCCAACTGACGATAGAAACTGTTTTTATAATGCAAGAGAACTATTCTTTCATAATAAGTGGACAGAAGCAATTGCAGAGTTTAAGCGTCATTTAAGTCTTCCTAAAGCTCAATGGAAACCCGAACGAGCGGCATCAATGAGATACCTGGCTAAAATGGAAAAGTCAGAAACAGAGTCTTGGCTTCTTAAAGCAATTGCAGAATCTCCAAATAGCCGAGAACCTAGAGTAGATCTTGCTCAGTATTACTATTCTAAAAGTCTTTGGTTAGATTGTTACGCAAATGCTCACGCTGCTTTACGGATCACAGAACAACCGCTTGAGTATTTAGTAGAATCAGATGCTTGGGGATACTTGCCTCATGATTTAATAGCAATTGCATGTTACAACATAGACAAATTAGACGAAGCAATAGAACACGGTAAAAAAGCTGCCGAATTAGCACCATGGATCGACAGACTAAAAGAAAATATTATTTACTATGAAGCAGCACTAATAATGAAAGGCAATTAAATGAGTCTATCAAATAGACTGCGTAAATCAGGAGAAAAACGGACTAACAATCAGTTCTTAGAACCGTTTTTGCCCGGTCGTGCTTTGTATGCAACTCCAGCCGGAGTAGATGTAAACTCTGATACTGCAATTCGTATGTCAACAGTTTATGCGTGCGTACGACTATTAGGTGACACTATTAGTTCTCTTCCACTATCTGCTTATGTTCGTCGTGGACGTTCAAGAATAAATTATGCAACTGTTTATGGTGAATTGCCCGCGTGGATCAACAAACCAAATCCTGATTCAACTCGTTTAGAGTTCTATGAGCAAGTAATCTCATCGCTAAACCTTCATGGCAATGCATTTATTTTAACCGTACGTGACGATATGGGCGATGTTCAAGAGCTTTACTGCATAAACCCACTCCAAGTTCGTATTCGTCGTCCTGATCCAATGGGTGAAATTGAGTACATAGTTACTATTGGTCAGAACGCACAAGATCCAGTAAATCAGTTCTACGACAATGCACAACCTTTTGATCCACTATCAGTTAAAACAATGGTTCTAACAAAAAATGAAATTTTACACATTCCCATGTTTAGACTACCCGGTCAATTACTTGGACTTGGTCCAATTGCAGCAGCTCGCATTACTTTAGGATCTGCTATGGCCGCAGAAGTTTATGCAGCAAGTTATTTTGGAAATGCAGCAAATCCTGGTGGAGTTATTGAATCTCCAGGAGAAATGACCGAAGAACAGGCTGCTGACATTGCACGAAACTGGAATATGTCACACACAGGACCTTATCGTGCTGGAAAGCTTGGCATTTTAACTAGCGGCGCGACATTTAAGCCACTTACTCTTAATGCTGCTGATGCACAACTTCTAGAAGTACGTCGATTTGGTGTAGAAGAAATTGCTAGACTATTCCGTGTACCTGTATCTCTGCTTGGTCACCCTGTTGCCGGCGCGATGTCATTTGCATCTGTTGAAGCTCAGAACTTGTCATTTGTTCAGCATTCATTACGTCCTTTGCTTGAAAGACTAGAACAAGCGCTTTCACCGTTGCTTCCTGAGTCCGACGGATTTATTAAGTTTAATTTAGATGCGTTACTACGTGGAACAACACTAGAACGCTACGATGCTTATACAAAAGGTCTACGCGAAGGTTTTTTAAGTCTCAACGATGTTCGTTACGTAGAAGATCTTGCACCTCTTGGAGAACCCGGCGATCAATACCGAGTTCCATTGCAAAATATTGATGCAGCAGACGCAAAAGATGTTGGCTTAAACCTACGTGCTGACATTGCATCTAAGTTGATTCAAGTAGGTTTTGATCCAAAATCCGTAATTGAAGCTGTTGGTTTGCCTGATATGAATCACACGGGTTTGCCTTCAAATCAATTGCAACCAATTTCAACAATCGATCCAACGGATCCCCAAGCAGCATACGAGGTCGAATAGTGTTGAATGAAGAGAAAGACTCAAGGAGCAAAATGAAAAAAATCGAACGACGCACATATACTGTGCAAGATGTTGAAACTCGGGCAGATGACGATGGAAAGCTACGCTTGTCAGGATATGCAGCAAAGTTTGATAGTCCTAGCGTCCCACTTCCGTTTACAG